CACGGTTACCGTAACAGTCCATTCCTGTTCAGTTACCTCATCTTCTGCCGTTACCGTATATGTAACAGGATTGGTAAAGTTCCGTGCCGTTCCAGAAGTGGGGTCTATAGTTGCTCCTGCGCTGACTGTAATTGTAGGTGTAAGGCTTGTAACATTAGTGCCATATTCCACTTCTATGCTTACAGTATGGTTGGTTGCATTAACTGTTGCTTCCCCTGTCTGTTCCGCAAGGGTAAAACTAAGTATATCCGTTTCTGTACTTGCACCCCCCCCAGAAGAAAATACATAAGCCCCTACCTGCCAGTCTCCGTTCTGGGCAAGAGTATCTATAAAAGAATCAACCACCCATGTTGCAGATGTAGCCAATCCATAGTTATACATTGATCCAAGGTTGGTTCCATAATCCAGCCGTGCTGTAGGTATCAATGTATATATACTTGTAAAATTAGGATTAAGGATAACAGAATGTTCATCATAACCTAATGCTCTCCATTGTGTCCACGAATATGTTGAGCCATTATATTCAAATATCGGTTCATGGTTTGTTCTGTTTACATAATAATATATATTATAATCACATTCAAACCCCAAAGTATCCATTTCTTCCGTAGTATCATCACCAGCCTGACCAAGACGTATCGCATGTGTTCCGGTATTTGTAGAATAAAATATATTATTATATATCTTAACCCTTTTTGATACAGGATATGGTTCTGGTAGTTGGCTTGTATTACTTGATGCCACTATTATTGATAATAATTCTGTGCCCCTTGACGAATAAAATGTATTGTTAGATATTACCACGCTGTCCTGTCCTTTCGTAATAATAGCCATGTCACAATCCTTGAATACATTGTATTTGAACATACATGATTCGTTGACAGTTGGATTATGGTCAGGGGTGCCACCCTCATGTATTATTCCATACCGGCAGCTGTCAAAGAAATTGTATCTTATATTATAATCACTGCAATAGCCAGCCATTATGGTATGTGCACTTCCTCCGGTAAGTTCGACAAATTTGTTTCCATACACTTCGGTACTGTCCAGTTTTTTGTAATAATCTGCTGCATAATCATCGGTTCCAACTTCAAGCATAAAACCGCCACTGTAAGCCGTCTGAACATAACTATTGCGAAACCATATTATCTTTTCTGTCGTGCTCCTGAAATCTAATCCCCAGTAATTCGTTACTGTTGTATTATATCCTTCCTCAATCTGTATTGTCTGGGAGTATAGCCCAAATGCAGATAATAACGCAAATAATATTATTAATAGTTTTTTCATTGTACTCCCTTATTTATACCATCCATATATGTCTCAACAATAGTATTTATAGCCTGCCATTGAGTAAGTGTCAGACCTGTTGTTACAAGTATAAACGATATTTCATTATTTGATCCGGCAGAACCATCACTTGCAAGAAAAAACAGATCAACAGCGGAAGGTGAGCTTGAAGTGCTGCTTGATGTAGATGTGACAGAAGAGTTATTCCTGAACATCTCCATATTGGTTGAACTTGTCCTTGTAACACCAAAGAAACCATCGCTATTACCAACACTTGCACTTAATGAGGTTGCTACATTTATCCTTCCATACATACTTCCGCTATAGTATGGAAATAATCTCATTGTATTAACAGAGTTACCTGCCACACCTGTCGTTTCGTTCACACTTTGCGTTCTTGTATAAACAGCTATTGTAAAGTCATTTTGTGATGCATACAGGCAATCGGTTGACGGGTCAAAATTACTGTCGAAATAATTTGTCCCATCACCGGCATATCCCTGGTATGGCGTAAATGTCAATGACCCTGCCCCTGTTTCCACAAGATCATATGTTCCCGGAATAGTTACATTTGTTTCTGCTGCTTCCTCTGTTTTGTTTGCAAGGAAATAAAGCAATTCAACATTACTTGTATAATATCCGCCATCGATAAGGTCCTGTACTAAATCATTTTGCAGATCAGCCGTATCAATTTGTGGCCTGTTTGCTTCTGTTATCTCATAATAATAAGCCTTATAGACAGATGACCAGCTTGCAGAATCAACACCTGATGTAATTGCAGTATTATACCATACAGTTGTCGTTGTGGTTTGTGCTGTAGCAGTAAAAGACAGTATAAGCAATAGGGCTATAAATAGTATTTTCATAATTATTCAGTTTCTATACGATATCCATAAATTGTTATTATTAGTTGCGTTGGTTTTGCTGTCGCTTCAGTAACCTTCCCATATAATACATTTCCAGCCGTAACAGTTCCATTGGCAATGCCTGTTGTCGAATTGCCTGTTGTTGTACTGTTGACTGTTAGATCAGAAGTCAATACAGTCGTCGGGCTTCCGGAACTATAATCAGTGGCAAAATAGAAGTTTATATCTATATCAGGTGATGTTCCCTGTGCCCTCGTTTTAACCTTTGTTATAACAATGCTGTGAGATCCATCAATATCTATACCCCAAAATTTATTATTAAGTGTAAAAGCAAGGGTATCATTAACATTACCCACCCCCAACACAGGATTAAAAAGAGGTATGGTATCAGTTAGGATATAAGCAACAGTATCTATGTCAACTTCTGTAGATACTGGATTTTTATAATAAAGTGTGTCACCTCCTGAATCCAATGCACAAATACCATCATCAAGTGTTATTGCCCATTTACTGACAACTCCACCACTTCCTACGTTAATATTTCCAAGAAGTGTTGTTCCGGTAAATGTCGGTGATGCACTAAATACAACATTGCTCGTTGATGTACCGGTTATACCTGTTGCTTCATCAAGGTAATTAAGTTGTATTGTCGAAGATGTCATATCGTCAAGCACATTTATTTCCGATCCACTCGCTGTTACAGATGTTGACCCAAGAGTAAATGGTGAAGGAATGGTAACTGTTCCTGTAAATGTAGGAGAAGAAAGTGACGCATATTGTGCTGCTACCTCTGCCTCTCTAATATAATTAGCAAGCATCATTGCTGTATCGGCTGCTTCTATTATATTAGAAGTAAGACCAACCAGTTTATTACTTTCTGATGTACTCCATAAAGCACCATTAAGAAGATTTAACTCAGTCGTTGATATTAAGGCCCCTTCCAATATCCCAAATTCTGTAGGATCGACAATAGATGTTCCTAATGTTATACTTGTAGTGAATGTAGGCGATGTACCAAATACCAAAGCCCCCGATCCTGTATTGTCTGATATATTATTATCCAGACCAAGAGAATTGGTTATAGATGTTGCCCAGGCACTACCTGTTGATACCGCTATCCCAGATCCAGGATATGTCATACTACCTCCTCCTCCCCCCATTGTTCGGGCATATTCTCGGGTTGCCACAGTATCAGTAACCGGACTACCTATCTTTAACCATCCTGTAAAAATAGGTTCATTGCTAAAGACAACATTACTTGTTAATGTTCCTGTGGTTCCTCCTGCCGTGCTGAAATAATTCAGTCTGGTACCATTGGTTGTAACAGATGTTGATCCAAGGGTGAATGGTGATGGTATCGTCAATGATCCTGTTAAGGTAACATCATCATATAGCTGCAAGAGAGATAATTTCCTTGTTGCATCCGATTGTTCAAGAGCAAGAACATCTGTTCCATATTTGGCTGTCACCGCCGGTAAGCCACCAATGTTTATCTGTGAACAGGCTATTGCTGATAACATTATTAACGGAAATAATAATAATAGCTTTTTCATGTTTTTCATTTTTCATCATTTTATACAAAAGTACCGTATCCCTATTAAAAGAATACGGTACAAATAGTCATCTTTCACGAACCTTTTACTCCACCTCTGGTCCGGGTACTTCTGCTGTCTTTGGCTTTGTTGCTCTCTTTCCGCTAAGTAACGAAGCCACTTCGTCTGCAAAATGCTTATCCCCCAGGTAATAATCATACAATGATTCATAGGGGTTGCTGCTGGGCCTTATTTGGCATATAGGCTCATTCTTCTTCCCCTGTTCTGTTACCCAGGCCCATGTCCTGTTTGGCTCCATGAACGTGATAATGTTATTATCAATAGCTTTCTGTAAAGAAGATCTTATTTCCAAGACCGCATCTGCCTCAACCAGTTTAAGGAAGTTTTCAACACCTGATCTCTTATCCCTATGCACAACCATCTCTACGGCTAATTTAACCTGTGCATAAGTCAACTCATCAACATCTCTTATAAAGTACGCTTTCGCTACTGTTCTCAGTTTTTTCTCGCCAAGACCAACCTTTGATGAGTAGATAAGAGCCTTAACTGTTGCCAGTTGTTCTTCATGCATTGCTTTACGCTCGGCTTGTCCTACCAAATCTTCAATAGCACATTTCGGCACTTTGCCATTGAAATTATTTCCCCCTTCAAGATGAGGGCAGCATTTTATAAGCCAGTACACCAGTTCAATGTCCTCCTCCTGTAACATCCTCATCCCACGTAATATCATATTGTGGGGCGACCATATTACTTTACCATTTGTACCAATAATCTTATTCTCTGCATATCTCCAACTCTCCGTTCCTGTCTTTGTCTTGACTGTAGCCACAAAAGGAAAGGATATAGAGTTGGGTTTATCCGGGAGCTTATTGTGCTTGGACCGTGATGGTTTTACACGGCTCTCGGGGTAAGTTAGCTTGATCGGAAACTTAGGAAACCTCTGTTTCACATATTTATGATCTGCTGCCGTTAATGTGTAGATCTCGTTATTCTTGTATAACATAGCTTTAATTATTTTTTGTTAGTAAAAAGGAAGGGCCGTTATATGGACCCTTCCATATTATTCACCGTCTATGCCGGTTCCATAAGTAAAAACTGGTTTCCACCCCTGAAATGCGCACCTATATGGCATCTCTGGTAGGTGTTCCTGCTGTCAAACTCGGTAACTTTCAGGCCATCACCTGCGCCACCAACCTGCCATACTTCCATCCTTCTCTTATAACGGCCAAGACCACGATAGCGTGTACCGATGGATTCAACCATATTGCCTGAGACAGGATCTTTCTTCTTGTTGATAGGCATAAACATACCAAGTTTGGGTCCTATGGCTTCATAACCGCTGGCTCCATAGAGCTTGGGGTTATTAAGAACGCCCATTCTTTTAAACAGGAAGGTCCTCTCGGACTTAACCAGATACTTGAAGTTTACTGATGCAGCCAGAGATTCGTTCTTATTGAAAAGCACCTCATTGGTTGTCTGCTTTGCATAATTGATGTTTGTGTCGGCAAAGTAAGTAACAAGGGCATTTTCAATATCCTGGTGCAGGGTAATTCCAAGTAGTCCAAGGATATAATTTCCTGCTCCTTCACGGTCAAGGGTATTGTCCATCTCATCAAATTCACCTATGTCAAACGCACCGCTTGTATAAGACTGCTCGTTCCCTACCCTACGGACGTAAGGTATCATCCCTTCTGTAGTCTTAATAAGGCGGCCTGTTTCTGAATCTATTAAAGATGAATTAACGGTCCTCTTACCGAATAGCAGCGCACCATCGATGCGGAGAGCCATACGGTAATCAATATCGACCTGACCAAGGAAATAATATGCAGGGATTTTATATCCCATGGAAGTAACATCAAACCATGTCTGGTTGACCATCTCCGTTCCGGTATAACCAATAGTCTCTTTGATTATCTGAGCATCGTTCTCATACTCCCAGGTCCCCCTGATAGCTCCGTCCGGCTGCCCTGATCCTTCGGAAAAGGCATTGGTTATAATGATCAACTCATCGCCTGCAGTAAGTGCCGGGAACTGCTCTGTATCATCATTCAACGTACAGGTGATCTCCGGTGCTGTTGGCGTGGTTACATCGATGTCTGTTACTGAACCGGTAACTTCGTTCGGGAACAGGATAACATCCCACATCCTTACATAAAAGTTATTCTTTGCATCCAAACTATCTGAATCAAGGACAAACGCAATATCGGCACCGATTGCTGGTTGGGCCACATTAGCATCCACAATACAGATCTCATGGATCCGGTTTTCTTCATAGTGCGAATAGGTATCAAGACTTACTTCCTTCTCAAATCCAAGGGATCTGAGTAACTGGAAATAACTTGCCCCCTGATCTCCGTACCTTGAAAAAAGTACATTTAGTTTCTCAGGTTTGTGAATATCAAAACCTGAAACTATATCTGAGGCGTATATTTGTGCAATAGCATCTGGATTCATAATTCTTCATTTTAAAATTCAACATAAATACACACCTCTTACTTAGATTACTTGTTATACTGATCCATCTCTGCATCAAAGATGTCATCCTGCAGTTTCTCCTTATCGGTCCTGTTGTCAGGTGATGGTGGTGCAGGTGGGGCATCATTATTCCTGGATGGTGACGGATTCTCATACATCTTGTGGACTTCTTCTTCGGTCATGTTTCTCGCCTTCTCAAATACGGAATGTACGATCTCTGGCAGCTTGTTTATCATCAACTGGTTATAAACCATATGACTGATCATGCGCATATTTGTTTCGTTGGGTTCCATCTGGTTCTCAACGGCATAATTTGCAACAAAATCCCGGATGTCTTTTTGATCGGATTCTGATATTTCATAGTCCAAAAGAGCATCCTTTCTGTCTTTGATGGGTATTTTCAGCTTAGTCAGAGCTTTACCGATTTCCTGTCCTACATTACTCCATCCGGTTTGCAGTTTGGATCGTTCCTCCGGAGATAACTCCTTCGGCTTATCATCAGGTGTTGGTTCAGGAACTTTTAACTTCCCTTTCAACTCCTGTAACGCTCGTATGGCGGTGGCTCCGTCTGCCTCCACCTCTAATTTGTTGAGTTCAAGCGTTTCTTCCTCAACTTCGTTAGGATCCAGATTATACTTCTTCTCGAAGCGTTTACGAACCAGGTCCTCACGACTTGCTAATTCGGGGTGATCAAGAATATGCTTGATAACAAGAGCCTCCATGGGATCCATGTTGGCCATATCAGCACCATTTAGTTTCTCAAACACCTTATAGTTGCGCACTCCGGTTTCTCTGACAAACTCGTTAAATAATGCCACTTCGTCATTTGCGAAGTTTGTTTTGGGCTTACTTTCAAGTTTGGATTCCAGATCAGCCTTGGTCTGTCTCAGGCTCTCGACCTCATCCAGAACGCCGGAGATATTTGCTTGTTTGGCCTCATCAACCGTCTTAAAACGATCTCCAAAAATCTCTTTCAGAAATGCATCCTGCGGTTGAGGGGCCGGTGGTTCGTCTTTCTTTGGTGGTTCCGGTGGTGGATCCCCGGATCCAGGCTGGGGTTCCGGTGGTGGATCACCACTACCCGGCTTGGGTGCCGGGGGATCTCCCGGCTCATTAATATCTTCGCCCCGTGCTGCTGCCATAAATTTATCAGGATCTACACCCTCAATATCTTTAAGAGCATCAAACTCGGGATTACCTAAATAGTCTTTTTCTGCCATGATTACGCCGTTTTAGTTTTTAATTGATCTGTCTTTGTCTCATATGATTTCTCTAAAGCTATTTGCTCTAATTTCCTGCGATGTTCTCTATCATTGTTGCGATCTTCAAGATCGGCCTTAACTGTCTCTTTCTTTATTTCAAGGTCATTATCAAATGCCTTACCTTCTCTTTCAAGCTGTGCCTTTAGTTGTGTTGTTTCCTGCTCTCTCTTAGCGTCCAGTTGCATATTCTCTCGCTGTAACCTCTGTTGACGTTCTTTATTCTTCCGTGAACGATAGTTAAGCATTATCTCTGCCAGTTTCTCGTTGCCATTCTCCAAGAGCCTCTCTATCATAATAAAGTCACCTTCCTCAATGCCTACATAACCATCCCTGTCCGGCTGCATAGATTTCATAGCAGCTTCTAATATCACCTGCTTCCTCTCCCTGGTCGGTTTGGCCTGTATTTTTATCTCATAGTCAGCATCGATAACATCGGCACCAACGGATAATATCTTAACTCCGGATCCTCCAACAACAGGTATATAACCTTCATAGGCCTCCTTGTCATGCTTGATTAATATCTGTATCCTGATAGCAAGGCTACGTGCGACCTGTTCATAAAGACGTATATATGCTGAATATAGGGGTTTGAGAGCATTGTTTGTTGCGGCAATAGCCATCTGGCTCCCCCCTACACTCTGTTGTGGATCTGGCGTTGAGGCATCAGCTATCTTATTTATCCCTGTAAGCTCCCTGATCATTTCCAGGTTCATCTCAAGAAGCGTTATATACTCATTTAGCTGTGGCCCTATGCCTCCCGTTAATTCCTGTATGGGCCTCATGCCACCGGGTAGGTTAGGCTTACCCAGATGTGTTGTTGCTTTATATATCAAATCGCCCGTATCCCTGCGTATAGTCAATATATCAAGCGGCTCCATCTTCTGACCTCCCAGGGTCATATTCATCAACGAAGTATATTCAACAGCTATACCGGAGTTAGTTGCCATGGCAATAGCATTTTGCAGTTTAAACCATGTAAGCTCCATCTGATCGATATTAGCTCTTGCAAGATCAACAATGGATCGTCCGGGCAGTTTATAAAACTTATAAGGCAGTTCAACCTCTTTCTTCCCGGGTCTGGTGGTGTCATATTGCAAACCAAAATCGTAAACGAAATTTGTTCCTATTATCCACTTACAGCGATAAACAACCTTATATTTTGTTATTACCGTTTTCTTGTCAGGCTTATCATATACTTTACCCTCTTTCTCGTCATAAGAAAATGTATCTCCTCTGGAATTGGTGCGATATGTTCTTCCACGATGATTTAATGAAAACCAGCAAGCATCGACCACATCAATCATAAAGGTATCATACTTCCATCCTCCACCTTCCCCCTTCAGATCTTCCTCTGACCATGATGATATAGTCTGGTTAGCATACCTGCCATTATAGAATTGTGCTATCTGACGCAACTCATCCTCACTTATGTTGGTGTTCTTGCGTATGTTTGAAATAGATTCCTGAATTATTTCACCACCATATTCAGAATTGCGGTGATCCCAATAACGGCTGTATTGGATTATAAGTTTAGCTGGATTAACATATCTTACCTTTGCTTTCCGGGTATATTGATCTGTATAGTCTTTTACTGCAGCACAGTTAATAGAGGCAAAGTCATAAATCATTTTTCGCTTTATCTCATCCCAATCAGATATGTAAAAAGAATAGTCCAGGCCTTCCTCTATCTCCGTTTCCTTAACCATCTTGAAGCCACCTGCCTGTTCATATATCCCCAATTCGTCAAGTGTTTCCGGTATCCATTCTGGTTCAGGCTGGTAATTAGATAATCTGTTTACTGCATCCAGGACTGGCTTATACCTACCCTTAAACCATTTGCGCAACTTGGATATTTCTCTTGTTTCTGAGCTTTTGGGATCCACGGCACTTGCAACTATGCTGTGGCCCTGTTCTTCCATTATGCCTTGAATTATATGCAAAAATTTAGGCATAACAGCAAGAGGATCCCAATTTATATTCATAAATCCTTCAAGATCCCCTCCTTCTTCTGATTCGTCAAGTAGTATTTTTTGGTATCGTGAAACGTCCTGACTGCCCTCTGCGAATTTCCGTAATGTATGTAATTCGTCTATATTGGAATAAGGTATCCCTGTTCTGTCAGTCACATAAGCCGCATAGATGGCCTCACACACCTTCCTCCCCCATTGTGCTGTTTTCTGGGATGTGGGGATCTCGTCTTTGGGAAAAGGGAACGTATTATGTTGATACGACCCCAATGTTCTAATCTCAAGATCTGCCATAGGATTATGTTTTGACCAATATATTAATTTTTTTGTGTTTTTATAACTGTTTTACGTACAAATTTATCAAGAGTTACTTCTTTATTTTCTATTTTCTCAATCTCATCATATATACCGGCTGTACCCAGAAGGGCATAGCCACCGGCAGTAAACAGGTCAAAATCAGTCATTTCTTCCGGCCCTGCAATATCCCTACATTCCTCCAATAGTTCAAAATGATTTTCTTCATCAGCCTCAAATTCTATGAAATTCATAAATTCAGAAAAAATCTCCTGTTTAATCTTATCATTAGTATTTGCGCCCGGTGTTTTTTGTTGTTGAAAAGTTTTTGGATCTACTCTATAAAGTAAAAATGCGGCATATCCACGTTGCTCAAAATAATCCCAGACCAGATCCACATTTATCTCGGGAAATATAGGCACACCGTAATAAACACACATCATAAGCATATCTTCTGCATACTCATATTTATTATAGGTCCTATTACTGTAAGTACACACAAATTTGCGTTTCATTGAGAAATCACCATCTTTGATCTTTCCTTTGCGTACCACGGCACCACCACCTTTGGATTTGCGGTTCCATTCTGTCTTATTAAACTTAAACGGGTCTGCCCCGCCCACTCCCCAATGGCTATTGCCCGGCTTCCAGGAACCAGTAATCTCATCCCAGTATTTGCGATTACTCTCATTGTCATTAAGTAGGTGTGAAACCTTAAATTTACCTCCTTTGCGTGGTATGAATTCAACACGGGTGTCTCTTTCATTATTAACCCAGCGAAAATCGCCCTCAATGGGTAGTTCGCTTGATTTTTTAAATCTTAACTCATCGATGTATGTTTCAAGTTTCTGCATATTAAAGCCTGATGACTTGGCTGCTGTGCGGAAACACTCAGTAAATGACATAGGGTAGAGCCTCACTTCTTCGCTCAATCCTTCATAATCGCCTGCATCAATGTAGCCTTTTCTGCGGTTAAGAAGATATTCCTTGGCTCCTATCTTACGACCAATAAACTCTGCCTGTTCTTTTGTTGGTGTGTCAATAATCGAATTACCATAGCGATCAATAAAACCCTGCAGTCCTTCATAGGCCGGGATAAACAGGTTTATTAATCCTGATCGTGATTGGCCGTTAGGTGTTCTCTGGAAGTAATCTGACATTTCACATTGATGTTTAAAGGCCTTTCCTCCTCCTCTCTCCATCTCCCCAACGGTAGATGTCTTAATGGTAAATCCCACTATCTCTGATCCTGTTACCAGGCACTCTTTAACTACAAGGTGTCTATCCCAACAACTAAGGCCTTTCTTTAATTTACCAACCTCATCATCGTGATGAAAATACAGCTTATCGCCATCGTATGTGCCTGCATCTGCCGGTCCAAAGTTTATCATTGAGTTAAGGCCAATCTCGCTGGTTGCAAGTGATCCTTTGCTGGATAGTCTCTTTGCTGGTGGTGAGAAACTTAATTCGGTCTTAGGTGATGTTGACCCTTCGTAATTAGGCTTGAAGAAAAATGGTAGTTTCTTCCATGGTGATATAAGATGTTTAAGAAAACACTTACGCCCCTGTGTTTCGTTCATACTCTGGATGCCTCCCCAGGCACCAATGATTCGGCTTATTATCTCATAGTTGATACATTCAGCCTTAGATGTTGCTCCCTCCCTGCGGTGTTTAGGATAATTAAACCCATAAAATACCCTGCCTCCTGTCTCTATAAAATCAAAATAACCTGTATCCTCATTAGGTACACCATTACCATTATCATCTAAAAACTTGAACGTTTTCGTTTCGGTGTAACACATACGGGCAAAGATGAAGAATTTCCTGTCTCTATCCCGGTATTTTGGTAAGCCAACGTCAATATGCCACCATGAGATGTAAAAATAGTGCCAACCATCAATGTATGTCGGTTTGCCATTGTTATAGAACCAATATCCAAACAATCTGTGATACCATTGTTTTCTAATAAACTCGATTTCCTGGGCATATATTTCCTGGTTCTTCTGTAGCTGTTCCCATATTTCATCTATAGTCTCGTATTTGCGTTGTAGTTCTTTTAATCGTCTGGGTAATTGTGGTGGTCTGAAATACTGATCCTTTGCTGGTAAGCCAAAGTTATCAATATGATGCGGTAACGGCATCTGTGGCAGGTCTATCTTGATAGGAGTAAGATCTTTATCATTTTCATTAACCCACAAATATCTATCAGCATTTTTATATTGCGATAGTATGGATGTCTCTATCTCATCACTATATGTCTTTATCAGAGATAGGTTGCTCATTATTGGCCAGTTTTAGTGCAATATCTTCCGGTCTTAACTCTAATCTTTCTTCTTCCATATATCTCAAAACAGCATCTTTAAGGTATGGATTATCATCCTCAACCAGTAGTTGTGCCATTGTATCCTCTAATTCTTCCTGTATGTTACGAAGATCGGGGATCCTTTTTGTAGCACCTTCTATCACTTCCAGCATCACATTATAATAACTGGCTTCGATAGTCACCAGATAAGTATATTTGAATGATCGCTGCATACGCACAAATTCAACAATCTTATTATTAATGACCTTATTAAGGCCTTTAAGCATATTTTCTATTGGATCCTCAAATTTGCCTTTATCATCCATATTAAAACCTACATCGTGAGCTATCTCTATCTTGCGTTTTAATACGTCAGAATATTTGTTTCGATATGGGGTGGCTTTATCATACATAGCCATGATATACAGCATCACCAGATCATTGTCTATTTCTGGGCCTGGTGACTTTTTAAAGATCTTATGTTTTTTCAGTTCGGGGAAGATAGTAAATACTGATTCACCATCCGGAACCTTAGAGATATTAAACATCATACCTCTAAATTCAAGGTCTGCAAATTGCCAGTTCATTTGTCTTTATAAATTTCAGATGTTTTCTTTAAAATAAAAAGATCGATAACTGTAACCCCCTGTGATGGCGGTTCGGCATATATATCAGCATCAAGATAACCTTCCTTTAAAAGGAAATTGGTATATTCTTCAAGTATTTCTTTTTCTTTTGTTGTCATAATTTTGCAAGTATATCGTGTCTTTGTGCCCTGTATAACTTACGTCCACCATCTATCTTGGCATGATATTCATATTCAACAGGTATATCCCTGATCTTTTTCATAACTATCTCATCCCCTTCTTTAAGGTCATAATACTTATCGGCCTTATATATGCTGTCAATATATGACTTATTTGGTTTGCCAATATATGCTATCCGTCCATAAACCACATCTGTATTGCTTGGTTTTCTCAGGTCTGGCAGTTCAAGGTCTGCCCGGGCCGCCTGTTCTTTTTGCCTTATCCATTCAGGATCCTCCATTGGTTCGACAAGGATATAACCATTAATAGGTATTATCTTACCGTCACGTATAGCAGCGTATATATTATGATATTTAATAAATATCCACACATTATCGCCATCTCTGGCATAGTTCTTTTTTTCCGGGGCCAGGCAATTCTGCACGGCAAGGAAATACATCACCACCCTGTCACCAATCATAAGTTCTATTTCTGTTTCCCATGGCAGGCCTGTACCTGATGTTATTATCCTTTTTGGCAGGGCAACCACTTCACCTACTCTTACAATGTGCTTTTCTGGCTCAAATGATGTATCGATGAATAATTTTATTCCTGATGGTGTTTTGATAAATTCATTTTCCTGGTCCATCTTCACCATCACGTTATTTGACATCATGCGCTTTGCTTTCATAGTCTTTATTTTTTATACAGGTCATCTGTCCATTTATCTCAACAAACATAATCTTCCCTTTCTTCTCCATCACCCTGAACCGTTGTGCCATGGCCCGGCGGTCCTTGCGGCTCATCTTATTCCACAGGTTAATTTCTGATTTACGCATATTGATCCATTGGTCATGGTATTTGACGCACACATAACGGTTTAATACTTCTGTTGCCTTGGGTGGTTCAGGCTCGCTGGTAGGTTTTATCCAGAGCCATTTTTTTAGCCATAAGAATAATTGCCGAACGATATTCATATTCTTTTAGTAAAAAGGGGGTATTACGCCCCCCCGTGTTAATCAATCCTAAGTTGCAGCCGTTTTAAACGACTTTAATTCACTATATACTGTTCCTGTGGCAGAAACAATCTTGATACGATAGTAATATTGAGTATCTGCATCCAATCCTGTAAGGGGGATGACAATCGCTGTATCGCTATCATCAGCACTTATGTCAGGTGTAGATGTACCAGCCTGGTTAGTTCCCAGGGCCGGTGTTGTACCATAGTCGGCAGAAAATGCCGTTGATACACCCTGGTTATCAATAGTAGCGTTCAGGTTGGCAGCCGATGATGTGATAGTATCTTCCGCAGCCACAGCAACTATCTTAGGCATCTCATCACCCTGCAGGAACTCCTGAGTAGCAACACTAAGGGCATCAGTAACAAAACCTGCCACATCAGTCTTATCACCTACATAATGAACTTTTTTAGATTCTCTAACAACAAACAGGTTACGTTCATATGGTCCTCTTTGTGTCAACCCAACTTTGGGATTTACCGGCTTTACGGTAGCCTTTACCTCGATGTCAATTATAAAATCATCCATTTGTATAAAGTTTTTAGTTAAACTTGACACTAAGATACAAAAGATTTTAATAAAAAACCCCCAATGCGCACATCGGGGGTCACTTGCTATGAAACAAGACTTGCAGATCAACCGTTCGGCACCGGCTAACTGATGTAAATTTATAAATTATTTACAGAAATTATGATTTATTAATTTTTCTTTTTTCTTAACTACCTTAATATACAGCACGGATGGTTATTCTATATATATATTATTGGTTCCCGTAATTCAGCATAGGTATTCCCGTAATTCAGTATAGGGTCACACGGAGCCTCCGGAGCTTACCATCCCATGAAACTGTTTCCAGGACCTCTTTCTTTTTAAGGCTTGTAATTACGTTAGCGATAGTCTTTTCGCTACAGTTAAGAAGCTCACTAAGGTACCTGTTGCTGGCGTAGCAATGGTTAGGTGAGCTATCAAGGTGATAGATATATGCAAGCAATATACGCTCATGGTATGTGAGCTTATCGTTTTGCAATATTTCTCTGGGGATCCACAGGCCCTTTACTCCTTTAGGGTCTATTGTTGGCTTATCGGGATTTATCTCCTGTTCCCATGGTGGGGAGATATATTCATTCATGCTAACAGAATTTAGATTGAAACGTTAGTACAATATTATAAAAAAAAAGGCCACCAGTCAATTGGTGGCCCTTGTAGGGACGCTTTCTAAATGCGTTTCAATCAAATCTGAAAGCAACTGTTTTACAAAGATAAGCGAAAAATCAATAATTGCAACATAAAAAGAACCTTTAAACCCTGTTGATAACTTTTGCAAAACTATTTTTCAGCGTCCGTTTTTTTGAGGTTATCAATTTCTTCTTCCAGTTCAGCTATTTTCTTTTTAGCCTTGGTAAGATCGCCCTTGGCTTTTGCAAGGGTTGCATCCTTAACTTTTGGACTGCCTCCTTTGGCTGCTACAGGCACTTTTCCTGTTTCAAGCACTCCTTTGGCTGCTTCAAACCTTTTGATAAACTCATCTCTTTCGATCCTTCCCAGGCGAATAATAGCAAAGTCTTTCAACTGGCCTATTTCATTTGGACCCCGGGATCTTACTTTTTCTTTATTAACCGGCTCTGCAACTCTTGCGAAGGTAGCCTTTATCTCCACCTTGCCGGTAATTACAATGTCTTTTGCCATGATTATAGTTTTTGTGGTTTAATGTTAAACTGGTGACAATTTAAGATTTTTTTTCCATACCCGGAAAAACATATTGTGGTCCAATAAGCAAATCTTCCCCTCTGTATGGATCTTTGAACTTTATCTCAATAGCATCTACTGAATTAAGCAGGCAAATTGTCTTAATTTCTTCTGGTATATTAAACGCCTCCCCATATATATCATTTGTAACGAAATAGGCCACCTGATGATAATTGGGAGATAGTTCGATTATCCCTTCTTTCCCACGGTTGAAGATATAATTACCATCCATTGATTTTTTGGCCTTATGGTTAAGAGTAATTTTTATTTGTATTGCTCGTATCATAGCTCTAATGATTTTTGACGTTTTTCCTCCGGAATGACATGAACCAGGGTAATGCCTCTTTTCTCCATTGACTGTAGTTTTTCTTCTGTATCGTCATCTTTAACTATATATTCAATAGTTGATGGTTTAAATACGCAGAATATGCCCGGTGTATATTCTTCATCTTTTAGGATACATTTACGATGAGCCAGCAGCACCCACGTTTCACCCACAACAAAATCTTTTGGTACGGCAGCTATCCTGCGGCTTATACCCATACGCAGGGCTTCTTTATTAAAATCATATGGTGAGCCATAAAATTTCTCACCCACCCATAGCAGACCAAATTTATCCACGGATCCATCAAAGGGATGGCAGCCGGTACACCCTTCTTTTCTGCAGGGCGCATCTTCAATGAGCCTTTTACTCACCCAGGTCCATCCCCGGGAAGGTTTTATTCCTGCATGGCAGCAGGGACAAACGCCTAAAGGAATAGGCAATTTCTGGCAACTGTCCGTTAGTCCACCAGCGACAAGGTACAGTCCACCCTCTTTCCGGTAGCCGCATCCACGTTTTGATTCGTATCTAACTGAAATGTTCATAGCAAGTAGTTTTAAATTATTTATACTTCATTTTACCATCTTTCATAGTCCATTCTCTCTTACGGTTAATATTGTGTTTAATAATGATCCCCTCATCCAGGCGGCCTTTACAGAAACCGTAATTACTCATTATATTCCACAACAAGATCTGCACATCCGCATATTCACATAACAAGTCAGAGGTATTATCTGCTGTTTTGTGCATACGATAGTTATTAGCTGCCACTTCCAACTCATCTATTTCTTCACGCAGATGAGCCAGTAGCATATCAGTATCCCGTTTATTGCCGAACGTATCTCTGATCCAATCTGTAATTTCTTTAAAAAGTTCCATATTGTCGTATTTTAAATACATTACCCCCAAATTAGCCATTTTCTATCCTTCCTGGTACTCAGGTATCACCATAACTGTTTAAAGAGCCAAATGGCCATAATGGTACTGCAAATAACCATAATTGTGATCCAGGTAAGAATAGCCAGCCATATTAATATTTCTACTATGCGCTCAATCAACCTCATTTTATCTCTATTACTATTTTTATGCTATCCACAGGAACACGCAGTATATGCGCCAGATCACTCTTAAATTTCTTTACATTGATAGCAAAAGGATCATTATTGTAAAAAGACTTGTTTGGCTTATCACTATCCAGCCAATTACCCTTATCAACCATGTCACGGGCCTTATTACACACCTCATCAAGCTCCTTGGCCGTCACCTTACCCTTATCATAAGTATGTATCTCCCTGCCCTGTAATGGACCCTCCTTAACATGGTCATGTAAATTATTGTACTTGACAATCTTCCTCATAGTAGCCTTGTGCAAACCAATATTACTGCCCTTAGTAGTAAGTATCTTCTCCAGGACACCATAGCCAAGACCACTATTAAGCATTAACCTGTTTTTCGTGGCTCCCTTCATACTTAAAAATTGCCGGGCCAACTCTCGAAATTTTTTTACCTCACCTTCCATAACATTTTATGTTTTTTTTGGTTAGTATTATTTATATATTCCTGTTATGCTCCTTCGGATTATAACGCTCAATCCTCTGACGGCCACGCTCTATACCAGTAAAACGTAATATGGTAACACCCTGCTCCTCATACTCATGGTAAACATGACCCAACCGTACAAAATGATGCGTCAACGTATGATAATTAATCCCCATAAACTCTGCCAAGGTCTTACGATTACTGAAAACCTTTACAAATGCCCCATGATCCCCTTTCCTATAAAATGCTATATATCCCATCTATTTAAAGCTAATTTTAATCCTAATTAGAAATTACAAACTAACATACCCCTACTATGCAAAGATAAATTAGAAAAAATTAAAATCCAAATAAATTTACATTCTGCCACAGACTTAATATGTAAGAGCTAATTTGTGGCCAAAGTGACTATACCACGGGGGTCTATATTAATATTTCAACCCGTGCGCCCCAGAAAAAAATCGAAATTGCGGACCCGCCCCCCAGGTTTGTGCCTGCATCGCTCGCCTATTGATCCCTTCAATCATGCGTCCCTGTTTTTGCAGGAAATAAAGCGCAATCCCTTCATTGGTAGGGTAGGGGATAGGTTTGTGTTTTACCCTGTCAAATTGGCCTATTTAACATAATAAGAATTATAGGAATTACCCGGGCCTGTCCTTGTGTCCTGTTTAATATGGCCTTGATTGGCTGATTGTGGCCGCATCTCTTTGACTGGGTGCGCACAATTAAACACGCTAATTAAGCACAAATAGAGTTTATTAGTCTATTTATATTTCATATTAGCATGAATTGTAGTAACTTGCATTTAATTCTACTTAATTAACATAATAAAATGGATAAAAATACCCCTGATCCCCCTTCACTCTATGATCTTTCCCCTTCCTTACAAAAGGCTTATGTTTCTTTACATGGTGGTGCAGCACTCTTATTCCGGCGTTTATTTATTGCGTTGTGGCGTTATCTCTGGCCTGTTAGTCGTGTTTCACCTGTGGCTAATAGTTATGTACTGCCCCGGCTCTTAAAGTCTCTTAAGCCTGCTCTAACCATGTCACAATGGTTTATGCTGTGCAGGCTTTATATTATAAGTGGTGCCGGATCTCTTGTAGTTGATAGCAGACAATTAAAATTATCCCGATTTGACCTAAGTTGTGTTTATGCTCTGGAAGATCATAAACTAATTACCCGAACCCGGTTTGATCCCCTTAACCCCCGGCTCACCTCCCACCGAACAACTAAACCCGTATTTATTACATTTACACCTTCTGGTATTGCTTTTTATCGTGGTGCAATAAATGTCATTAATTACGCTGTTATGAACGATGTTATGAATTATCAACCCTTGTCAAATAAGAAAGGCCAACCTTAACGGCTGACCTTCTTAAATCGTCTTATTTGGCCTTGTATGGCTAAACTATATTTTTAACCCTTATGTCATCGAAATACATTGCAATATATTCCCGGATTATTTCCCAATTTAACCCAATTTCAGCGTCACACTTGCGCCCGATATATTTAACAATTTGTTTGCCATGCATTAATTGGTCGTGCTTGTCGTATCCTTCTGTGGCCATCATATAACAAACATCGTCAAGCTGCCACAATTGTCTTACAAATCCCCTTCTTTCAAGCTCATCAATTAATATTGTGGTGTCTATATCGCTGCACATTTGCGCATCGTGGTTAGTTATCTCCCGGCTGCTGAACTCATCCGGCTCATGCTCGCCTTCATTATCAAAATACCTGCCGCACACCTTGCATATTAATGCCTCATATCCAAGTGCGCCCTCATATTCTACTACTCTGTTTGTTGCTGTATTGCCGCAACTGCAATTAAATTTTGTTACCATGATATTCTAATTTTAATCGGTGTTTTGTAGTCTGTAAATCCAATCAATTTCATCCCCGTATTTTTCAACGGCTTCCCTGATCCTTCTGGCTGCAAGTCTTGCACGTTGTTTATGCTGTGCTGTGGTCATATCTTCCCGGGCTGTCTCCTTCCATACATTAAATATGGCATTTAAATACACCCCCCGGCCTGCTCCCCATATATCCCTATCGAAGAACCAGACGCTTCCGGCTCTCCTTTGGCCTGTTGGCTCTATTCTGTATAATGGTGTGGTGGGATCAAGGCCGCCGGAATAACTTACGCTGCCATTCTCACCCAAATAAAAACTACCCCCGGTTGTGGTCTGTAGTCCTTCTTCACCCCAATCATGGCAAAACCTTTTCAGGGTGCCATCAGTCATTATAATAAAGTCACCGTTCTTTGGTCTGGTGATCTTGTCAAGTGCTGCCTGCCTGCGCTCTAATATTATTTCATTAGGCGTATCAGGTGTTGTTTCTATCAACGTTCCTTCATCAGGATTGATAATAAATACTTTGTCTCTGTTTTTCATCTCTGTATTGGTTTTTAGTGTGTTATTACTTGTCTAACTCTAATATTTCAAATTCGTTCCACTCTGCTATGGCCTTGCAAATCGCATAATCTTCTGAACTCATTTTATGATAAAAATCTGGGTACATACTTTTGAATTTTAGATTATCGGTCAATTCTGCATCCCTAATATGCATGCCCCTTGTTTCGTCAAATTCTGGCGGATCGTTCTCTATTTGTGGATAAATAAACCCCTCCGGATCAATTCCCGCCCCTACACTTGGCAATAGCTCTATTCTATCAGGATCAAGCCTGTTAAAACTGCTTTGCCATCCTAATTTGTGGTGTCGCATGATATATCCCATCAATGCCTGTTGATGATATTCGTTCATATCCTGCACCCAGTTAACAACTGCATCAATCCGGGCAAATCCTGCCCCCGTTCTGCTGATCCCTGCTCTTAGCTTCTCAATAAAGTGGTTGGTTAAATGCTCCCCCCAAGGTGCATAAGCTTGTAGGTGTGATACATTAATGTAGTACAAAAAATGTTGATAGGCCCTAAACGCTTGGAATTTATCAACATTCATTTCATCGCTAAGTTTGTAATAATCAAGTAGTTTCATCGCTTTTAATTTTTAGTTTGACATCGTTTTACATTACAATACTACTATATATATATGACATAAACAAATCTTTTTGTTATTTTATTTTGTTTTATTCATTTATTCGCTGTATATTTGTTCCCAGATACAAACCAATACACATCGAGAAATGACACAGAAAGACATTAAAACCGTCAGCAAACAACTAAAGATGTATGACGCACCAAGGGGCCGGCTCTTGCTTGTCGGCGAGGACACGACAGACATTAAGCTAAAACAATCTAATCAAGTTAGAGACTTGCTTATGCAACTTTGGCCTGTGGACACCATTGGCATAAACGAAACATTCGGGATATTATATTTAAACCGGACAAACAAAGTAAAATGCTTTATACCTATGTTTATCGGAGGTCTGGCAGGAACAGTAACCGATGCAAGAATGATATTAGCGGCAGCCTTACTTAGTTACTCAACCGGTATAATTCTCACACACAACCACCCATCAGGCAATACCGAACCATCGCAAGCAGACAAGGACATAACGACTAAGATAAAACAAGCGTGTGATATTATGCAAATAACCCTGTTGGATCATGTAATTTTAACACCGAAAGGGGATTATTTCTCTTTTGCGGATAATGGACTAATATAAAAGGTATGACACAGATTATTAGACCCGAAGATTTTAAACCATCTGAAATGACCAGCATTTTTGATGTTCGTATGTGGTTCCAATCGCTGTTAGCTCATGGTTATGCTTTTCATCCTGACGATGATCTGACGGAATACACCAACACCGATTTCCAAACCGGGCAAAAGCTCAACGCTATAATGGATCGTTGCTGGGAAATATGCGTTAATGAATGTGATGAGAACGGCGAGCAAAACCGGGATATTTATGACATAGCAAACGAACTGACTCGGGCGCATATGAACTGGCCAAAGAATTATGCCGGAAAAGGGCAAATAGACAATAGTTGGATAGAGATTGACCTGACAGAATTTAAAAAGGACAATCCCAAATACAAATAGAATGATACAAGCAAAATCATATTTTTCCGGTGCCGGTGGAATGGATTGTGGCATACAACAGGCAGGTATTGACATCGTTTCAAGCCTTGAACTTGACCCGTCTGCCTGTGCCACTCTCCGGGCCAACTACAAGCACACCATTTATGAGATGGATATAAAAGACATAAGGGTAAAAGCGCAACCTTGGACACCTATCCTGATAGGTACATACCCATGCACAAAATATTCTGCAATTGCAGACATACACAATAACAGACATGGCAGGACAGGCAAATACCGCACAGGTGATGATTTGTTCTTACATTTCTTCCGTCATATCGCTATTGCTGAACCTGAAATGTATATTGTAGAAAATGTACCGGGAATGAAAAAGTTTCCTGTTGTGATGGAAGCCATGTCAGAACTGCCGGACTACTATATTAATATATTGTGTCCCGTCAATTCGCTAAACTGGCTCCCACAATCCCGGCCCAGGCTGATCCTGATCGGCACACGCAAACCGTTCTATTTGCGTCAGCCTGGACGAACGACACGACCAACATTAAAAGACCTGCTTGACCCTTGGAATGGTGAAAGGCCCATTGAAAGTGTTGTGAAAAGATTTAACGGTGATTACAGGGACAAACCCGTAATACTTAATCCTGACGATCCCCGTACATACGCCCGGACCTTGCTGGCCAACTATGGCAAGAATAAAGGCCATCAGGTTGTGCTTGATCCTGACGTACCCGAAGGCTTTAGATCATTTACGCCCCGGGAATACGCCCGTTTAATGGGCTTCCCGGATGATTATATATTTGTTGGCTCATCGACTGAGCAGTACAGGCAGATAGGAAACGCTGTCTGCCCTCCATTGGCAGAATGGATAGGCAGAGAAGCAATAAGATATTTTAACCAATACAATTTGATATGAAAACGATTAAAAAAATAGAACGTGAAGATGTTGGTGGCGGCATGATTAACACCAATATCTATATGCGTGATGGCAGCATAGTGGTTATTTGCCATGATGCAGTATATGTTTATGACAATATCTTAAACTTTTCGGAGTTAACCCATAGTAAGGTATATGTTATAGATGAAAACGGATTTGTCGAATGTGAATCTAACCAGTTTAGGCCATGAAAAAACGAATAATAGCTGAATATTCAGAAACCAAGTGCTTTAACGGGGTGTATCATACAGCTACTAAGATGGTTCCCGTTAAAAGCATTGAGGATGGGCGCAAATTAATTGCTAAAAAAGGACCAGACGGTGAAGGAGTAATAACCGAACAGTATGAAGATATGTATTTTATCTGGTGTAATGAGGCGGCTCATTACGTTTCTGGTGGATTTATTTACAGAACAGAAAACTATTAATCATGGAAGATCACGTATCACAAGAACTGTTAGACGCTATTTATGACGATCTGAACAAAAGCGATATGTTAAACATATTCGGCCTTGTCAACATCTCTGCCCTACGTGCCCGGGTACACGGCCTTGAGCCATACACCGATGAACAGGTACAGGGGTTTGTTAAAGAGCTATTTGATGATGAGGTTATAAATGGTGTGCAGTTCTTAAACCGAAACAGATAATTATTAACCGGGCATTACGCCCACAAAACCAATATTGCTATGAATAACATTGACATGAAAGTAGAAGGAAACATCCTTACGATTAAAGTCGACCTAGAACAGGATTTCGGCCCCTCTAAGTCTGGTAAGACATTGCAGGTGGCCTCCACCCTTGGCAACAAGCAGGTGAAGGAAGGAGTATTCTTTGGATTGAATGTGTACAAGAAAGTCTAACCACCCTGCATGGTGCCGTCGCCCGGGATCGTTTCCCGGGCAGGGTGCAAACCAATACTTACAGCTATGTCACGATTAGGAGCAGCATCAATTAAGATCGAATTAAAAGATGGGATTATCACAGTGTACCACGGTACCGATGGTAACGTCTTAAAGCAGTTCAGAGCCAACGAGAACAGTTGGGACACTATCTGGCAGGGTATCCTCAATGCCCAGAGCATTGCGGCCCTCACCAATGATGTAATCATAGATTTGGAAACATAAAACCGATACACAATGACAAAACAAGAGCAGTATTTAAAAAGAACGCTGGTTTACATGAAGATGTTAGACCACGCATTTACCGAACTCAACAAGGTATGGGCAGAGGACAGCGATCACGATGTTGACCTCAACGAATACCTTGTCCCTCTATTTCCCTTCCATGAGTCCTTTGACCAGATGCAGTTATTGGTCAGGGAGTGGGTGCGCAGCTTTGCCAACCCACTACTGGATGAGGAATACAAAGGAACCCAAGAACTCGATGTAGTTACCAAACTACGCAGGGACTTCGCTAATGCAGCCACAGAAAACCGTTTCTACGTCCTGTACGTACGGGGTGATGTTGAACCCTCGCTTGTCGGTCCCTTCGACTCTCAGGCCGCCCGGGATGCAAAGGCACTGGAATTGAAATACAAGGAAGGTGATGAGCATGGCCTGTACAAGTTGTGGTGGAAAGGCCACACCCATTTATCCATCGGAGCCTTCACTGGGTTTGAACTGGATGTTGATAAGGTGGACGGTGATGGAGAACTGTGCAACTTCGTTAACCATTATGAATGTACCTGTGGTACCGAGTGGATTGATCGCTGGTCCTGTGCTTGTGATGATGAGTGTCCTAACTGTGGCAAATCGATCAGTCCGGATGAGTCACACGAAGCAGATAAACCGTAAAAATAAAAAGCATGGTAGAATTTGAAGTGAGAGTGCAGAGCATAACCGGGAACGTCAGCCGTTCCCGGACTTGCCAATGGGTCGAAATCGATCAGGAGTGGTTCAAGATTACTATCAATGGATCGATGAGAAACAACAGCCTTGAAATCAAGGTAGAGACATCTGAGAGAGAATACATACTGACAGATGGCATACTGGAAAGGATGCTATCCCAGATCAGTGAGCAATTCGCAAACGAATACACATCATTTATAGTTATAGAGAAGGATGGCAAAACCGATTAGAATATACCTTGCTGCGAAGCCGGCACCCGACAGGGGCAAGTATGAAGTATATGTTGATGGTGACACCACAGGCATTTATGTTACTGTAAGCACAATTCGTAAAATCTTATCCCGGGAGCAATATAAGGACTTTGTTAAAGGCTTTGAGATTTTTATGGTTGACAGCAAGAAACAACTGCTAAACGTGCTTCACAATAACAATAAGGACCCGGAACGTAAACGATACATAAAAGGATTCTGATGAAAAAATTATCCCCAAAAGAAGAACAGATGCTCAGAAAGTTTAAAGCTGACCTGAGATTTTATAAGACCTATAAAGAATTTATGGGTGAAGTGAAGGTAACATTCCTTAATAAAGGCCCCCAGGCTGCCCGTCAACTCATCAGGGAACGAACGGATGATATTCTGCAAATGGCCTGTGATGAACTATTTAATGATCTTTTTTCTTAACTTGCATAATTATGAAATATATAGGACCCATACCTATTCCTGCTTTAGGGGTGGCACGTATTGATGATTACGAAGATATAATAGACTTTCTTTTAGACCTTCGGTTAGATAACCTTGATGAAGCAGTTACAATGTTACTTAAAGACGGTAAGCCGAAGATTCTAATTACAACCAATAAGGATAAAGAAATTTTTGGTTTAATCGCATATAAGGCTCCTGATAACTGGAAAACGTTTAAGGAACAAGAGCTATTCCTGTGGGCAGCTCCTTCAATAGAAAAATTGCTGACATACTTTAATTATTGGTACATAGAAGCAAGTAACGAAGAAGAAAGGCTTGCTTTATCCTCTATAAGACATTATCTGGAGAAACTTAAAAAATACCAAAATACTATCATCACCTATTCTAATCCCCATAAAAAGTGATGTAAAGGGCAGGGGTTTTGTATTGGTTTCTCCTGCCCTTATTTTTATTAACCATAAAAGCTATGAACATGACTGAAGTTGAAATAATGAAACAAAAGGCAGATGAACTTGGACAGATGCAAAACATGGTCCTTGATCTTCTCACTAAATTACTCAGGAACTATAAAGATTATTCTGAGGTAAGCACAATTAAAATGGGTCTTAGCAATGCGTTTAAGGAAATAAACAGCATAAGGCTCAAAATAATAACCGGTGATGAACCTGAAAATCCAAAGACAAATGGCACAGGAAATAGAAATTGAACCCGGATTATGGCTTTCCGTTGTAACCAGAGAAAAATGGTTAAGGCGTGTTGAAGTTTTAAAAGGTGATGACAGGCAGTTTTTTATTGCCAAGTGTAACCCCGCCTCCATTGCTCCAGACCACATGAGAAAACATTTTGGTATGTGCAGGCAGATAGAACCTCATTTTAATCCTAAAACTGATTATTATGTCCTTAGATATGAACCCAAACTGGATACCGCTACCAGAGAACGATGAGGCACAACCTGATGAAAGGTCCGGCTGCCATGCACCATTATTAATTATCCTGCTGGGAGCCGGTCTTTTTATTGCCTTTCTTATCTGGCTTGTTGTTTCTTTCTGCAAGTGACCTCCAATAGGCCTGATTTAACTTACCGACAATTTTGATCTGTTCTTCCGGTGAATACTTATATCCGATGATCAATCCCAGGGTAGTAGGAAAGTATTTCTTATATTCCTTCTTTAATTCTTCCCTCAAATCATATAAAGGCTGCCAATTAGCTGTCTTAACGTCTAATGTGTAGTTTATTCTGGCCTCCTCTGTACCTTGGTCCAGTAAAGCGTGTTCTCCGGGAGTTAAAAGCACGATATTCTTGGCATAATACTTAAAATAGGGGTATTGGTTAATCCCTTTGGCCAGTACATGAGCAAAACAGTTAAAGAAAAGATCCGTGTTCATGTATTCACGAAGAAACAGACCGGACACAAAGGATCTTCTGTTACTTAATAACCAAATCTGTTTAAAAAGGGCAACCTGGGTAAGCCGTGCGCCCGACCCAGGCCCCTCTAATATTGGTACGTTACTCATACTAATCTGTCTAAACATAATACCTGATCCTCAAGCCTGCTTGCACAACTTTCGGAAACGTCCGCTATCAATTGTGTTCTGTCTGTTAGTGTATCTGGCTTTATAGCCTCGCCCTTTTTGCCTTCTTCCTCTTTAGGCTCCGGCCTTTCAATCCTGCTAATAATGTCAGCAAGCTTGTTTGTTAGATCAGTCATGCGCATCAGGTTTTTTGACACAACTCCAATGTTCTTGGTAATAGTTTTCTCTTGTACGGGACCGTCATCCATAGCATTTAGTTTTTAGTTAAAAAATGAAGGGCAGCCAACTATCTCAATCAGCTACCCTGTTTTATTATCTAAGTAAGAGTTCGACTACAAATATATGCAATCAAACTGAATTAAGCAAGGCATTGATCTCGGCTTTTGTTGCTTTATAGCAAAAATCCTCCTTCGTTCTGTATGTCTGGTACTCCGGAAACTTAGTATTAATGAGTTGTTCAAAGGTATTGTTATCTACCCCTGCCATATTACTCATATCTTCAAATAAAGTCTTTACCTGATCAAATGTACGCTTCCCCTCAACTGTCTCAGGTACCTCTATCCCGTATTTATTATCTTCTGGCTCCGGCTCTGTTTCCTTATCAAAGTCCTCATTTGGCTGAATATCCTCATTGCTGTCTGGCAGATCCTCTGCTATCTGTTTTTCAGCCTCGGGGTCCTCCCTGTCAAACTTCTCAATCAGATAAACAGTTTCGCCAGCATACTTGGATAAAATAATTGTCCTGAGTTTCTTATTGGTGTTCTTCTGAGGATCTATATCTCTGGCCTTTTTCATCAAATCATCTTTATCAATAAGACCATGCAGATCTTCCAGGGCCATCTCTTTTAGCTCATCCTCCGAATAAACAACAATGTGATCCGGTGATCCATTTAGCATCACTTCACAAACACCCCTATGGCCAGCAGGCTTTGCCTGTTCTTCCTTTTCAAAATGCTTTGCAGCAGCTTCCCTGAAAGAAGCATTAGGATCTTTTTCTTCCGTGGGCTTCTTTGTTGCTTCAACAGTTGTTAAAGGATATTCCCTTATCTTCTTTTCTGCGTCATAGTCAATACGCATAGGACCCTCTGATTTATGATTGGCCTTATCGATCTTTTCAGCAACCTTTGATGTCAGTTGCTTACTACGCTGCTCATTAAAATCTTTATCCTGAATGATAACCTGTGCATCCCCGGCATCAACAACAATAGACTGGTCCTGCGGAAAGTCCTGTGCCTCCTCCATTGTATAGGTGCCGTTCATAACATCAGGAAATAAATCACGGGCCAGAAAACCCAGCGCACGATACTTGATCATCCTGTCAGGATATTTGTACCAGGGTGAATGTTTCCATTTCCAGCCATCCTGTTTCTGCAACATAGACTGATCAATCCACAAACCGGCTCTCTTGGCCAATGCCACGGAGAAGGACCGGGATAATGTTTCTTTTGTGTCTGCTCTTGTGGCTGTTATGGTAACTTCATAATCACCATCAGGAATAGATCCCTTACTCTGCTCCTTCCAGGATCCCGGCTCTATCTTGCCTGATCTCAGGATAAGAGCTTTGGCACCATCCCCCTTGATCGATAATAAGCCATTTACAGGCACTATCTCCTGCAGCGATGTCATAGGGTGCAGACCTAACTGATCGCCCTTTATCCATACTGCAACGACCTTAGATACCTGTCCTTTTGAAAAGTCAGGTTTATTGTCTGGTCCCTTTTCATAAAAATGGACCGGAATTATCTGGCTATCCAGAAACTCCTGTGCCAACTTCTTCATGCCATCCAATGTTTCAAACGCTGTCTGTATCATCGGGGTGGTCATCTGTACTTTCATTAATCCTTTTTCTTGTTCCATAACATTAATTTTTACCAGACAACAAACCAATCATCACTTAGCATATCTGTCTGAGATGCTAACCAACCAATGACATATTTATTATCTGCGGTTTTCATTATAATAAAATCTAAACACTCACGTTCCCGATCCTCTGGTTTAGTTAATCGGAAACAGGAATCAATAGCTTCCTGAACATTATTGCCCGGGATCATGCGAATAAACATATCCTTCCCGTTCCATCCCTTTCTTGCAACTGCATGACCTTTCATCATTGCTTCAACAGCCATGCCAAAGGGCATATTATCTGCCTGCCGGTAAGCTTCTTCAAAAACAACTTTAGGCGACCAAGATTCATATCCATCAGGATAAATTACCAAATATCCTGGTTCATCAAATTGTTTTGCCTCCATGGGCCTGTTAAGCCGTCTTATAGCCTCATGATAACTACAACTGTAGGCTTTTACGAGCTTTGTTCCAATGTACTTTTTTACGAAATTCATAATAAGTGTTTTTAAGTTGAATAATTTATTTCATTGTGTTTACTGGTCCAATTCCTTTGCTCCGGTGGTATCCACGGGATGCCAAGGAAAGTAAAAAAATCATATTCTGTATTAAAATAAGGTGGCATGGTTTCCTTTCCCTTAAACTCTGGCCTAAGAATCCATTTCTGTCCTTTCTTCTCACACTCTGCTTTTCTCCTTAATCCATGCTCTGTACCACACCACCCTATTCTGTTCCAGGTTATAGCCAACTTAATATGACTAAATGCCGAAGATCCGGTCCTGATAGCAAGGATCCTACCATAATCGTATGGTTGTGCAATATATAGCTCTATCTGGATCTTATCTTTAGGGTACTTAAACCTCTTTAACCGGGATCCATTAACAACAATCCCGGGATATTTGTCATGGAAGATATTATCAAACCCGTTAAAGGGATTTTCAACGCATACAATCTCTATATCTCCCACCTTTTTGCACCTACGGCGAACACTACCGGCTATCTCTGCTTTCTCTACATATGGCTCAATCAATTTTAAAAAGCGATTAGCCACATTGTAGGCTTTGTCTAACGGTATTTTGGGTCCTGTACTCATGTCTTTAGTTTATTTATACCATCTCTCATTTCAGGCTCCAAATTATATTTCTTTTCCTTGTAATGCTCGCCTCTTAGCTCTGGATGTTGTTCCTGTATCTTCTGTCTGGACCGGCGAATACTTTCTGGATCCGCATATTCCCCGTTAATAAAACCACGGGCAAAATGAAGAAACATATAATCCAGATGTCTAAGCTCGCTATTCTGATACGCCCATATCTTCAACATCAGGATACGGTCATTGTCTCTTGTCTCAGGATAATTGGTTAAAATTACCTTAACAGCATCTTTGATTGAAACGACTTTATTTATCATGACTAATCCTCCTTTGTGCAGCTTATCCCTTCCAGGTTATTAAACCACCGGGCCTTACCGTCTGACTGGATATGCTTCCTGCCACGTAATACAAAGTCAACATTGACCCAATCGCCTTCTCTTGCCATGTTAACTTTCTCCATGTTGTCATTCACAAACTCAAAGGCCACCTCTTGCCGGTATTTGTTTTTCACATATACTTCCAAAACAAGTGTCCTCTTGTAAGAATTTTCACCGAACGCTATTGGTCGGCCCACAAATAATACTTTGCCGGAAATGTTGAACTCATTGATCTGTCTTGCTCCCATAATAAACTATTTTAAATTGATTGATGTATCTTACGTTTTCTCTTTACCCATCACCCTCATTGCCTCCGGTGGGAATATCCTGATCCTACCATCTTTGATATGCTGACATATACCAACCGTGTATGAGGCCGGGTATCTGTTACCATCTTTATCCACCAGTATCTCCATGTGCAAGCCCCAATGAAGCAGGTAATATAAAACTTCTTCCATAACTGGCTCCGGTGGATTTTTTGTTCTTCTATTAAGGTCTATTGGCTTTCCTTCCTTATCCAGATAATTACCATCCTCATCCGTGAGCGGCTCTAATACCTTAACTACCGTGTACCATTTATTCATTTTTATACCTCCATATATAACCTGCAGCAGTTTTAATCTTACCCAGGCAGGCCTTACTTATTGTGTGTTTTGTAATCTTGTGCTTGTTTGCAGCTATTGTCGCTGATGGATATTCAGCTATCCGTGTTCCTGAAAGATCAAACTTAATAACCGGTTTACGCTTTTCATATTGTGATCTCTTTCCTTCCTCCCATGCTGCTACATAAACCCACTCAAACCGCTTACGTATAAAGCCTACATGAGCTTTAGGAATAAGATTAAGCTCAATTAGCTCTGCCAGATTCATGTCAATCACCTCGTCTTTAGTCATAGCCTAAAATGAATTATAATCAAGTTTTTTAAATTCATTCTCAACAGTATCTTCATCAGGTACCTCTTTTGTCCTGTTATTGAAGGTCCTCGATTTAGATCCTTTACGCTCGGACCAGTTTACATAGCCTAATTTACCAAAATCCACACTCTCCGCACCATTATTAGTCATAAACTTAATAAACAGGTTCTTTATGCCTGTGCGCTCTGTATCAATTCTGGATTTGATCTTTTTAAGAAAATTGTCTTTTCTGGCAAGGCTGTATAGTTCCATCGTTCCATCGATGGTTGGCCTTGTCTCGACAAATTTTTCTTCCATAAACTCCTTATATGCCTCTGAATTGTCTGGTTCAGGCTCTAACTGTTGGATTATAGCCTCATATTTTTCTTCCTCTGCCACATTACCTAAAATCTGCGCCTGGTTCCGTTTATGAACGGCCTCTTGTCCCGGAATAACCCTATCATACCACCATGATTTAGTTATATTAAGCATCTTTTCGATTATACCCTCATCTCTCTGGATCTTCTCAACCGCTAATCTGCCACCATCAACAAGCATTGCTATCTCTGCATAGTCCGCATCCAGAATAAGCATATATTGGTGTATCTGCACGAGGTAAAATATTGGGATCCCATCTTCCCACATCTTGCTGACCCAATAGCTCATGTTTTTACATTCAAGGATTCCTTCTTTATCTAATGGTTCACCGGTAATAAGATTAAAACCCCCTTCTATATTAATAAGCCGGTCCACGGATGCAAATAACCATGGATATTGCGGATTAACAACATAACCATTAACAGAACGGCATTTACGGACTATCTTATCATTGGCAAAGTTTTCCACATAGCCATCCTGGGTGCCATCATAATACTGCCATACCCGTGCAATGTTTTCTTCATTGGTGCGACCCCAAAACATACGCTCGCTATCCTCCCTGCGCTGTTCTATATTCCCTATCTTCTCATGGAAGATCCTGACGTTTGTATCATATTTATTAATACCAAGGACCGTTCCTACCTCGGATCCTCCTATCCCCTGCTGTCGAAATGCATACCATTCATCGCTGTGATGAGGGATGTTGTAAATTTTAAGGTCTTTCTTCATGTTTTACTATGGTTTAGGTAATTCTAATTTTAAAGGCTCAATAATATCATATATCTTCTCAAAAATCTTCTGCAATACTGCTGCCTGCATAGCCATCATCTCTGCAGGTTGGATCCCTTTCTGTGATATTTTATTATACCAATCTTGATAGATCGTTGCCAATAGATCTGTTTGTTTCTCATGTTGCAGTATTAACTCCATAATGGCATTGTAGAGGCGATGAAAATCTATGTTTTGAGTATCTAATGCCTGATACTTGGCTTTTGCCCTTAACTTCTGATCCCCTTTCCACTTCTGTTCAGGATCATCCATTATTGCTCTGGCCTCCTCAACTTTTTTGTTCAAAGGGTCCAAATACTTTTGCTTAAAACTTTCCAGCTCCTCTGCAGCCTTCCAGTTATTTACTAATTTTTCAGCCATATATATAAAATATTTGATCTTCTATTATCCAATGAAGTTCCTCGCCATTGCGGGTCATTATGCTTGCTCCCTTACGCTCATATTGCACCTTATCTCCCTTTTTCACCAGTTCACAACCCGGGGCAGCACTTACCACTATGCCGATATTAGGCTTTTCTTTAACCGTTTTGGGTATTACAATTCCTTTATCTGTTTGCTCCGGATTATCTTCCGGCTTGATCAATACTGCTTTGCCTTGTGGTATCATCTTTATTTTATTTTTCCTTCATATTTCCAAATCTCATCTTTTTCTGCTTTCATCTTTTTCCTTTCCATAAACCTATCATAATCCCGCTTTAAGAAGTTTAACATATCAGCCCTTGTATCATGAGTTTCGTGATATGTGAACGCAGATGTGTTTACCCATTTATTATCTTTTAGCATTTGAACTGTATATTTACCAGCCCCAAGACAATCAAGAGGTCTTGGTGTTGCAATAATCCTTGTGCTATCATCTATTTGATAATACTGGCCACCATAGAATGTAGAATCAATAACTGTTTCTGCCTTAAATTGCCATGATGTTGTACCTCCAGCCGTAAAAAACAATATAACACAACCCACAGTAATAATAAGCAGCCCAAACGAAATAGTAATTATGTTAATAATTTTCATTTCAGTTTGTTTTTTATATAATTAACAATATATTTTGCACCTGCAAATCTTTCATAAGAATTTATATTCTCATTTTCTTCTTCAATTTCTGAGAAATGATCATCTAACTCTTTATCACTCGGCAGCAATTCATCTATTGACATTGGTTTGTACCAATATTTCATTGTAAATCCCTTTAAATTATCGCCGTCATGTGTATACCATACTTCTTCATGATAGTCGTAGTAACAATAATCAACGTACCTGTCTGAAAAAATAGCTATTACATTATCTGATCTAAAATGGTTTACATCTAACTTTTCCGGCAATTCCTCACTTGCCTTGATCGGTATCAGTATTTTTTTTATTTCATAATTTGTTTTCATAACATTATTGTTTGGTGGTTAAAAATCATAAGGGTCTATACCTAACTCTATTTCTGTATATTCAGGCTTATCATCAGGGTCTTCGTTACAAAAGGGGCAAGTTGTAACATCATCATCTAATTCTGTTCTTTATTAATTTACTCTCATTTTCCTTTTTATCAAATGCCTCATTAACCATCTTATCCATTTTCATCCTCTCTCCATGCTTCTTAAGCGACATACCTAAGTTGATCCAACGCCTTGCTTTCTCCCAGGCTGCCAGGGAGCATTTACTCCATGAGCTTTCAGATCTTATTGCGGAAACATAATACTGCTTGACGCCTATAGCTTTAGCTGCATCAGCAGTATTCATTTTTTCCTCAGACATTGCCTTAACAGACATTGCCTTAACCAGGCGATCCCGGATCGCTCTCTTGGCAACATCATTCAATGCTGTTTTTTTAGTCGTTGCTTTCATTTTAGTTTTTCTTTAATTATTTTACTGAGTATTATTTTGTCTTGCATGGCGGTGCTTTAAATAATGGTGTAGAAGAATGTTCTGTGGGAAAATAGAACCATGGTAATCCCCAATCTTTCTGTTTGGTGCAACCACACTTTACACATTCCCAATATACAAGCTTTCCATTACGTTTCTTAATCCATTTATGTCTCATATCATTTCATTTATACGGTTAACAATTTCCTTACTCGGTTCTCATTTTACAGCTCCTTGCACACCACGATTACCTGGCGTTCCGCTCTAAAGATTCTATCCCCCTTCCCCCTCTACAACATTCTGTTAAGTCTATCGATCTCTGCTGCTATCAGTGCACCTGCTTTCTGTAATTCACGAATACGACCAGTTATTGTCATTGAGGTATCAGGCTTCCAATACTCTTTACTGAAAGGCCAAGTATCTGGTGGGTTACCTTCATGTGAGACAAACGCATCACCCCTCCATGTAGATGGTGTTGCATATGAAGCCCCGGCCAGCGCTAATTCTTGCCCTTTAAACTGATCATCATGTTCGGATGTCCATCCTTCCTCGTTTACTTGTCTCTTCCTTTCATAATTAATTAAATCAATTCCTGTTTCCATATCTATTGTTATTTAAGTTTATTAATCATAAGTAAGTTACCAAACATTCCCGATGACTCGGGACAGCCAACTAATCATACCGCTGAAACGTTATAGTGCATTTAAGATTTAACTTCCGCAGTTTTACTATTATCACTATTCGTGTTTGGTCTCGTTGGTATGCTTTTTATTGCTTTCATATAAAGTTCATCACTAACAAAAGTTTTTGCTATCATGTCATCTTCATTTTTGAATGCCCACATACCAACTTCTCCCATTAGCATTTCTATTGTTCTCTCATTTGGTGTTTCCCATTTCCAATCACCGTAAAACATACTTTTCGCAAACAATTTAACAATTGTTTCTAATTTTTCTTTTCTATTCATAATTTTAAGTTTAATAAACGCACTATAACAAAGTATATAAAACAATGCTACTCGGCGTTTTCGTTTATAATTCTATTTATTATTTAAGTTCATTTCTCGTATCAAATTCCGTTGTATATTCCGCATCGTTTCATATACAAACCGTTATTATTGTTTTCATGTTAGTTTGTTTTTGATAATCATTATCTGCGTATTATACTGTTATGTATAATGGGGGGATAATGAATGTTCCTGTAAGGCTAATGTCATTATGTCTACTGTCCAGTTAAGTGTTGTTTCCATTTTCTTATGTTTTCACGTGTTTTAGCTTTATTTAAGCCACTTTCTCATCTCTGCGGCAGTTTAGTATGTCCGGCGGGAGATAATCAAATGTTTTTCTTTTCATGTCTTTTGTTTAAGTTTTTCTTCAAGTATTTTAAATTCACTCTCAAACATAGCTTCTTCTGCTTTTTTACGAGATTCAAACGGATATCCAATTGCTAATTGATAAGAATCATCATGTATATCATATCCCCATTCATCTATAACATAATGTGGATTTCTATTATCTTCATCCAATTCTCTT